GGCGCTGGATCTGCTGATTCCGGGTGCTCACAACCGTCTATATTTCCTCCAATTCAAATTTTTTTCGACTGTATTTTTTCCACACACGTGATAAGATAATCCCCATGAGTGAGCTAATAGTTTCAGTGTCAGGCCTGGGCCAGTACGCCCTTGAGCTAAGCCTTGTAGACGCGGGGGCAGAGGATGAGACTGTGGAGGTCTGGAGGGGGATCTTCATCGAGAGGGAAGGCGACTCGCAGTGGGAAGTCTACTTCGAGATGAGCCAGGAATACGAGGTCTGGGATTTAGTTCAAATGGCAATCGAATCATACCGAGCAAGCATGGATGAGGTAGACTAATGAACATAGGCGAATGGATCGACTACGGGCTAGAGAATGGCTACTGCACTCCGCCTGTTTGCAACACACACGATGGTGTGCCTTCTACGGAGGCAGAAGACATCGAGTGGGAAGAGGGATTTGACCCTTGCGTACACGTGATGCGGGTGCTAGAAAGCCCAGATATGCGTGACGAACTGGAAAGAAACAGCCCGCAAAAGGGTTAGTAAACACATGATAACCTGTAAAAATTTCGGCTATTTTTTTACACAAAACGAATATATGTAAAAGAATCTGCAATACTTTCAGTCTAAACCCACTATATCTTTAAAGTAAAGGACATAATGTCACGAGGATTAACAGAAGAACCAGCAGAAGATGTAACCATCACAGAGATTAAGCAGGCATTCGAGGACTTGGCAGGCTATGTAGGCATGCTATCTGTGCGGCTTGAGACAATGGAGGACATCATCTCGAAGGCAGTAGCCCTTAATCTACCCGAAGAGGAAGCCGCGGACCGCAAAGCAGTTAACGGACTGTGAGTAAATCCATATCGGTAGTCGATGACATCCTGCTAAAAGCTGCAGCAGGGGGTAAGTCCGGCGATGAGATCGAGAAGATGACAGGGATACCTGCTGCACAGGCTTTGGAGAAGGTAAAGACTTTACTTGCCAGCCGGGACGTTTGGACCGAGATGGAACAGCGCCAGTTGCTACTGGCCGAGTTGCATGAACTAAAGGACAGCCTAAGGGACCAGGCAATCCAGGGCCAGGACCCGGACGCAGCTAGGACTTTGCTAAGAACCCTAGAGGTAATCGGCAAAAGGCTAGACGGACAGCAGACTGTACTTGATGAGAACATGATTAAGCTAACAACGTTCCAGCAGAAGATACTACTGAGGGCCATGGATTCGGCACTCAGCTTTGCTAAGGGCGAGCTGTCGGAAAGATACCCGCAGGTTAGTATCGATGAGCTAGATGAGCTGGTGGCTAACGGATTGCAGCGAGCTAAGATGGAGCTGATGGACTAATGCCAACCTATAACTACTCTTGCGACAACGCACACATTGAAGAAAAGTTTCACCCTATAGGCGAGTATCCTGACTACCAGTGTAAGACTTGCTATAATAAAATGTACCGCGTACTAAGCGCACCTGCAGTGCACTTCAAGGGGAACGGGTTTTACTCTAAGGATAAGCATGCTGGATAACGTATTAGATGCGGTGATTGCAGATCTTAGGCAGCGGTCAAAAAAGGCGGAGTATCTAAAGGACCCTGCCCTGTGGGTAGAAGAAGTTTTAGGCAAGCACCTGTGGAGTAAGCAGCGGGAGATTGCAAAAAGTGTGGTAGACCACAGCCACACGGCGGTAGTAAGCTGTAACGGTGCGGGTAAGTCTGGGCTTGCAGGAATGCTGGCGGTTTGGTGGATTGCTACTCACGACCCTTACGATGTGGCGTTAATTTGTTCCGCACCCACTTATGTACAGATTGCCCGTGTGCTGTTCCGGGAAATCCAGGACAACTTTAAACTTGCAAAGGCAAACGGCTTTGAGATGCCTGGCTATATTACTCAGGGCCAAGAGTGGAAGCTCGATGACGGAACTGTAATCGCATTCGGTAGAAGACCAGCTGACAAAGACATCGTTTCCGCATTTCAAGGTATTCACCGCAGATACGTTATGGTAATCCTGGATGAAGCAGGAGGTATACCTGAAGATTTATATACGGCCACTGAAGCTGTTACCAACACTATGGATGCAAGGGTGCTTGCAATCGGCAACCCGGACAGTCGCGGCACTACCTTCCACAAGATCTTCCGCGAGGACCCGACCTGGAATAAGATTAAGATTAGTGCGTTTGACACGCCAAACTTTACAGATGAGAAGCACACCGTCCCGCCTGAGCTTTTGCCTTTGCTGATCCAGAAGGAATGGGTAGAGCGTCAGAAGGTTTCCTGGGGCGAGACTAGCTCCAGATACCGCTCTAAGATTCTGGCAGAGTTCCCAGACGAGGCTGACAACACATTCTTTACACAGAGCAACATTGACATTGGTATTGACACGCAGCTTGAAGATGATGGTGAGGTCAATGCTGTTCTCGGCGTGGACGTTGCCCGCTTCGGTGAAGACGATAGCGTTGCGTACATAAATCGCGGCGGACGGCTACGCCGCCTAGATACATGGTCAAAGGCAACCGCAACTGAGACCGCAAGCAGGATTCACAGATTGGCAATTGACAATGGGGTATCTGAAGTTCGTATTGACGCTGCTGGTCTTGGCGGTCCTGTGGTTGACATTGTTGCCGCTAATGCTGATAATAGGTATCTTGTTATTTCCATGTTGGGTTCTGCTGCTAGTCCTGATAAAACTCGCTGGCTCAACGCCAGGGCATCGAACTTTGACTCACTCAAAGAATCGCTCTCAGCCGGAAGCATAGACCTGGACCCAGATGACTCTCAGTTGCTGGATGAGATACTGATGATCAGGTACAAGTTTACTCAGAAGGGAGCAATCCAGATTGAGTCCAAGGATGAGATGAGAAGCCGGGGGGTGAAGTCCCCTGACTCACTGGATGCTGCGATCTATGCCTGTGCTGACCTGAGTGCAATCATCAATAGCCCCTACGGTGGCAAGAAGGTCGGCGATGTAGTCTCATACGACTACGACCAGATGCAAAAAGAGGATCCGTTCCTATCTGTTTGGTCTTGGTAAAGCAATGGTAGAATAGTTTTAATTACTTTTAAGGGACTTTACACATGGATTTGAATAAGTTTACTCAGGAATTCCAAGCAATCTCTGCAGAAAATGAGATTTTAAAAGAGTCTTACGCTTCGATGGCACAAGCTGTTTTAGCTTTTGATGACAATGGCTGGAACACTATTAGTAACGCAGCCAGTGCTGACGGCTTTGAACTTGGTGAGCTGCAGGATGCAGCCACAAGGATCAGGGAACTCTCCGAAGGTAACCCACTTCTAAAGCGTGGATGTGCGCTAAGGTCTAGTTACGTGTTTGGCAAGGGTGTTTCGTTTGGAATGCTTGCACCAAGAATCCAAAAGTATATTGATGACCAGTTCAACCAGGATGTACTGTTTTCCCCTGAGTCTCAGGCAATCAACGAGCGTAGCCACTTTACTGATGGCCAGTTCTTTGTGCTGGGCAATGTTTCAACCAAGCAGTTCCAGAGAATTCCGTTTAACGAAATCACTGCAATCGTGACCAACCCTGACAATCCAGAAGAGCTTTGGTACTACAGACGCACTTGGACCAGAAAGGCGCAAGACCTTGGGGGCGCGGGGTCGCAAGATTTGCAGCTAAACGTTTGGTACCCAGCAGATACTTACACTCCCTTAAACGGCAGATACGTTGCAAGGATTGCAGACCAGCCAGTTGACGTATTATTTAGAATGTTTTGCAGCAGAGTAAACCGCAGGGCCGGGAGGGTCTTTGGTATTCCTGATGCTTTGCCAGCAATCCCGTGGGCACACGCTTATAACGAGTATCTAAAAGACGGCTCAAGAATGCTAAAGGCCCTGTCGATGTTCGCTTGGCAGCTAAAATCAAAGACCAAGACTGGTGTTCAGAACGCGGCAGCCGCAATTGCAACACCTCCGGGTGCCGGCTCTACAGCCGTGATGGGCGCAGACATGGAGCTAAGCTCGATGCCTCGTGCAGGAAGCGTTGACCTAACAGACGGCAGGCCACTTGGCTCAATGGTTGCATCTGCTCTTGAGGTATCTGTGGTTGCGCTTCTTTCTGACCCCGGCTCCTCTGGTGCCTATGGAACCGCACAGACTCTAGACGTGCCCACGCTCAAGGCCATGGAATCTAGGCAGCAAGTATGGACTCAGTTTTACAAAAGAGTATTACTGTTTATTGGTGCCAAGGATCCAAGAATTAACTGGCCAAAAATTGAAAGCGAACCAAGCCAAAGACTTATGCAGGCATTGGCCCTGGCTAAAGAGACCAACGCAATCTACGATGATGAGTATCGCGATGCAGTTATAGAAGCATTGGATATCCCAAGACTACACTCAAACCCACCGTCTGTAGGAGACACTGACCCTAATGCTGCGAGCGCCGTGCCTTCTCAGGGCAACAGCGGAGCAGTTGGCTCCATGCAGGACAACGCAGCCGACTTGGCGCAGGCTGACGCTAGGCCTACCGCATAATGTTATGTTATAATAATTCTTAGTGATTAGTTCATTGGAGATTTTATGTCATTAGAGTTAAGCGAGTCTGGGGTATTTGCTCCTGCTGAATCAAAAGGTAACAAGTGGCATGTCAAGGTAATCGAGTCTGGCTGGGGTTCTTCTGGCTATTACTCCAGCGCCATGTTGCAGGAGTATGGCCCTTCGGTTTTCAAAAAGGGAACTAAAGTATTTGCCAATCACCCATCGATGTCAGAGTCAACTGATCGACCAGAGCGAGACATTAACCAGCTTATCGGAAAGCTGTCATCCGATGCCCGTTTTGACGGCA